GTACCGCGTGGCTGGCGACATTGGCCTCAGCGGGCACGATGTTGAGAGCTACATGCTTCTCGACGCCTCATCTCAGCGCGCAAAATCCTGGTCATGCGAAAGCTGCCCTAACATGACGGGCAAGCGCGATGAGGCTGTATGCAGAACGTGTTTTTGGGCATTCCCTGATAACTACGATCACATCGCCACGCAACAGATACGGCGGACCGATGTGATATGGCAAAACGGCGACGTTTCCGTGCATGACAGACTTAAAGACGCAGCAAAGCGCCAGCACACAACGGTCGCTGAAATTCTACGCGGGCTTGCCCGTCAGAGAGACAAGGATTCTTGAACCTCTTTCGGCGCTTTGCGAATGATGCCGCTATGCGGTTTGGCTAGTCCGGTCGATAGATAGAGGCTTTCGATAGTTTCCTCGCTGCGCCCAGCAAGCGTTCCTTGCGATGAAACACCGGCATGAAGCAAAAGCCGGGTCAGACCAAGATCATTGGGGAGTGGTGGCCCGTATTCCTTCCCGCCCGTCATTCCATCATAAGAGAGAGCGAATCGAATGTTTCTTGCCAGCAATGAGCGCAAGCCGCCTATCAATCGATCTTGCAGCATTTGATGTGCGTAACGCTTGTCGCGACCGATGGACGTGCCGAGATAGGGCGGGTCCATGTAAACAAAATCTCGCGACGTTGCGGCTGCTGTAGTTTCTAGCCAATCGCCAACGCGCACTTCCACTCGACCACGCAATAATGCCGACGCTCCTATAATCGAAGCCATCATTTTTTCTGGCCGCATTCCGAGACGGCGCTTATCGACGGATTGCGTGAATGCTGCGTGCTTATTAAATCTGACGGCGTTCTTGACGCATCGGCAAATCAGGTAAAGCAAATCGACTGGATCGTGATGTTGATTGTAGCGGTCGCGAACGCTGTTGAAATAGCTGGTATTGCGTGGCTTTTGGCCTTCCCATATCTCTCGATATTGTGCGGCTGTTTTTTTCGGGTGATTGATGATCGCGTGCCAAAGATCGGCAATCGGTTTGAGAGATTCACCGATGACGTAATGCTTGGCAACACCATGCGAGGCTGCCCACAAGGTCATCGCCGCTGAACCGGCAAACGGCTCATACCAAGTTTCAATTTTGGCTGGAACATACGGCACAATGAGCGGGGCAAGACCGCGCTTGCTTCCCTGATAAGGAATTGGATGCGGTAAACGGGTCATCGCTTTTTGACCCTCTTGCGCTGTGAAGGTCGTTTCCTCGACTTCGCGCGCTTCAATGATTTTGTTTTTTGTTTCGGACGATAGGCGAGGACTTTATCGACGAGCGCGTTAAACGCTTCGAGTCCTTCCATCATGCGATCAGCTCCTTGTATGTGATCCGCCGTCCGCTGGTGCTGCGCACAAGACTGTCAAGCCGATCCATCGTGTGCCGTTTCACGGTCCCGTCATTCAGGCGGAAGGTGAACTCGTCAACGTAGCGGCCCAGGTGTTTCGCGCTCGCATGATGATAGACGCCATGCAGGTCGCGCTTGAGGACCGCCCATACGCTCTCGATGTCGTTTGTGCTTACGCCCTCTCTGACATACTCGCCGGACGAATGATTGATCGTCTCGTGCTTGTAGAGCAAGCCGCCGATGCCCTTGTAGCCACCGTGCTCGTCGGTGTGCAGAACCGATCCAGCTTCGACGTTTCGGTTGATGACCGGATGCAAGGTGGCGGCTTCCGTGTCGGAAACAATCTCGGCCTTCGTGCGCCCGCCGCGCTCACGCATTCCGATAACCGCCGTCTTGCCAACAGCGCCGCGACCGGCGCGGAGCTTCTTGCGCGAATGCTTGTTCGATTCCTTGCCGCCGATGTACGTCTCGTCGATTGAGACGATCCCGGCCAGCACTGAGGGGTCATTGCCACAGGCTTCCCGGATGCGTTGAAGCATGAACCAAGCCGATCCCTGCCGAATGCCAATTTCCTTCGACAGTTGCAGCGAGGAAATGCCCTTGCGCGCCGTCAGGAGCAAATACATGGCGTAAAGCCATTTATGCAGCGGGATATGGGAGCGACCGAAGATCGTCCCTGTGCGAATCGTGAAGTCGAGCTTACAAGGGTTGCAGCGGAAGTAGCCGTTCTTGCGCGTGGTGATCCGGTCTAGTCCACCGCATTCCGGGCAATGCACCCCGTCTTTCCACAGCCGCGCCTCAAGGTACTTGCGGGCGGTTTCCTCGTCGGGAAACATCTTGAAAAGCTCAAACGTGGAAATCGTGATTTTGTCGGTCATGGCTCAATCCCTTGTTAACCATTTGATTCTACACGATTCGACAAGGGAGTCAAGCGTATAATTCCCAAACGAAAAACCCTCCCCGGTTGCAGCCGGGAAGGGTTCTCAGTCTCAGCGATACGCAGTACCTTTGTCGCCGATCAGAACGGCACGTCATCCAACGATCGATCGGCCGTCACCGGAATACGGTGCGCCGCCGGCACAGCCGCACCATTAGCAACCCGACGAACCGGGACAGCCTGTGGTGAGACATCGCGCATATCGCGCTCGACATCGCGAGGCTCGGGCGGACGCACGCGCAAGCCGCCAGTACGCTTGGCACCGAACATGACATTGCGATCGACGTAGATCACAAGTTCCTGACCTTTCCAGTCGGCGGTTTCGTCGCCGTAGACGGCGGCGATAGTGTTGGCATTCGTGAGATTCAAAACCATGCCGCGGTCTTTGCCTTGGAAGTAAAGCACCGGCTTGAACTCACCGTCGCCAACGTCTTGGACCTCGACGAAATCCATGACGACGCGAACGGTCTTGTCGCCAAGATCGTCAGACTTGAGATATTTTGACGGGTAGGCTTGAGAGATTAACATGAGAGACTCCGTTTGTTTTGAGGGAAAGTTTCGTTTCTTATTGTTAGAATTTTCGTTCAGTCGTCGCGCGCACGCCTGCCGGCAATGCGCCAGTAAACTTGCGATGGTCGCGGGCCGAAGAAAGAACCGCTTCCATGATTTTTTCTGTGACACCCATGGCTTTGATGGCAGCCGTGACATCATCGAGCACCAATTCCTCTTGATTGCGCATTGAGACAGCGCGACCAAAACCACCATTGAATCTTGCTTTGGTCGCCTTGGCAGCGCGGACAGCCGCGCGGTCAAGTTTCTTGAAAGTGCCGAACGCCTTGTCGGCATCGACAATGGCAGCGCCGACATCGACGACGACACCACAATCAGCTTCCAGCATGGCTTGCTGTTCGGCCGCTTCCGCTTCGCGGGCTACCCGCTCCGCTTCGGCAGCCGCAGCAGCAGCAACCTCCGCAGCCTTCACCCGCCGCGCTTCCTCGGCGTCAGTAAAGGTTTTAAGACGGCGCTTGAGTTCATCGAGCAGACCCTTGATGGTTTCCGCAGGAATCCGATAAGGCTCGGTAATCGCCTCGATTTGAGCATTCAACGGATCGGTTTGAGCGCGCCGTTCCGCCGTCAGGTCTTGGATGGTCTTGCGGCCTTGCTCGATAAAGTTCGCAGCCTTGGTCGCGTGTTCGATATTCTCGATCACGGGAGTCTCGGCCAGGAATGCCGTGACAAAGAGATAATTAGACCGCGCCCCATCGAGGGCAACAGTGCGCACCTTAGCCGCAACTGGCGCGGGTACAGTCTCAGCCACTTCATCGGCTGGCGGATGGTTGTCACCGATCACAGCCTTGGGATTAAGTAATTCCAATTGCGCGTGATCGACGGGCAGTGTGTCATCGAATAGAGTCGGCAAAGGAATCCTGGTCTGAACATTCACGACGGCAACCTCCGATGAGTGAAATGGGGTTTGATATGAGCGCCGATAAACTTGCCGACCGATTCAGACGCATGCAGGCTGTCGTGAATAGCGGCAGGCACATTGGCGTAGATGTAGTGCGCACCGCCTTTGAAGCGCACATGGAGTTCATTGCTGGCCGCGTCGTGGCCAACGGCCTCGACGTTCGAGGACTTGACCGGAATCATTTTGGGAATGTTGGTCATCGACCTCACTCCGCCGCTTGGAGATAATCGCCCCAAGCACCAGCGCGGTATTCCGCGTTGGATTCGGAATCGACTTTCTCGGCAGCTTGCGAGATTGAATAGGTAGCGTTGCCATCCAAGGCACCGAGCAGTTGATCGGCAAACGGTTCCAGATCAACGTCACGGCCGAAGTGGTCACGCGCCTCAGTGCCGATGGCGAGCAGCGCCGTATCGACAATCCGCGCAATATCCAGCAGATCGTTGACCAGTAATTCCGCTTCGCGTTTGTTGGGACGCCCCACGCAGACAAGCCGCGTCATTTGCAGCGCGCACAGCGCACGCCCTGCATTGTGGATAGCGGTATCGAGTGGGTTTTGCGGTGCCGTATGTCCGCGAATCGGCGTAGAGGTAGCAGCAGCTTGAACCATAGGATCATCCCCTTGGTTTGAGTGATGAGCCGATGCGGGATTGCCGTCCCGCATCGGCTCGCTAGTTTTAGTAAGGCGTAGAATTTCCGTTAAAGAGCGCGATGAAAGAGGACACACCCAACACCACAATCAGTACCAGCACCGTTGTCATCGGATAGCCTCTTGCTTCGATATTAAATATATGGCATAGCGTATCCATGTCGTCAACTGATAATAATATTAAAAAAGAGAGTGTAAAAGGAAAGCCAGGCAGACCACGGGTTTCCTCAATAGGACTTATGGTGCGCTTGCGTGAGCCAGAAGTGATCGAATTGGATAAATGGGCCGAAAATCAGACCGACAAGCCCGGCAGGCCCGAAGCGGTAAGACGCCTAATGCGTCTAGGGATTACCGGGAAATAGGCTTGAATTAGGCCCAAAACTGTGGATTCTATTGGAGTCTCATGGATTCCCAGGTTCAACCACAATTACCGGCTCTTTCGGCCCCAATCCCCGAACCAGGCTCAGTGCCGTTGCGGCGCGATACGCACGAGCGCTACGCCATTGCCCGCGCGGCCATGTTTGGTCGCTTGGAAGCCGCGCGCGAAGCCGGTTATCCACACATGACCGCAGGCAATGCGGCAAAGCTTGATCGGCTACCATCGGTCGCAGCGCGTATTGCCTATCTGTCGCGCGATACCGTGCGCGCGGTTACGCAATTGCGCTCGAAAGTCGCGCAAAAACTCAATGTGATTCGCGACGTGTCGATGTTCGATTTTGTTCGCATGGAAAAAGACCCATCCTTGGTCAAGCATTACACCGACACCATCTTTGACGAGGGCAAACGCGCTGCAGCAATCGCGGCGCTGCCCGTGCTGCCTTATCTCGACTTGACCAAAATCGCCGCGCTCGATCCAGACGAGCAGCGCGAAATCATGTCGGCGGTCAAATCAGTATCGCATACCGAACACGGCCCGAAATTTGAGATCCATTCGCCATTGGAAGCGATTGCCCAATTGCGCAAGATGTCGGGATTGGATGAGGCTGAAAAACATGACGTGACCGGCGCGCTCACACTTGAGGCATTGGTCGGCGCGAGCTACGCCAAGCCGAAGCAGGTTGAGCAAACCGAAGAAGTAAAACAGGAAGCAGCGGAGTAAGTAAAATGAACGAATCCCTTAACGGCACCACACCCCTTCACCAACCGCCCGCCAAAGGGCTGCCCGGTCGCGTCATCGTAGACCAGTGCAAAGGCCTGTTGGTCGTCATGGCGCGCGGCATGTTTTCGCTGTTGGCTACGCTGCAATACGAAGGCGTCGTAATTTGCCTGGCACAAGCCGCCGGCGAAATGCTGGCCGAGGCTTGCTGGTGCAACGACGTGATGCACACGATTTCACTGCGGAAGAAAATCCGCGATGCGTTCGATCATGGTATGAAAGGCGTACCGTCAATTGCACCTGCACAACCAGGCGAAATGCCTGGCACAACCAAACCAGCGGTTAGACAATGAAACAATGGCTTTGTGTCGTCATCGGCCTGGTGATTATCACGTCGCTCAGTTCATGGGCGATCAACCGCTATGTGCAATCCTGTGCGATCTCCAAAAGCACGCCCATGGGCACCATGATTGAGCCCGGCGCGGCCAATTTGAATTTGGAATGGGATCAATCGTGCGCGTCCGGCATGCGATGGATGAAATAAATGATCGGCGCAGCATTAGCCCTGCTGCTAGTTGTTCTCATCGTGATTTACGCGGCTATCGCTATCGATGCCCACGAAGCGCATATTGAAAAAACCTATTCGAGCGATGCCACGCTCCACCCCAAGGACTAGCCATGTACGTCCAAATAAACCAGCCGCATTACGCCGTCTGGACGCTGCCGCTGCAATCGAGATTGTTCAAAGCTAAATGCGGACGCCGTAGACGAGCGGCTTATATCGCCCGTGACCATGCCGGCAAGTTGGTCAAAGGTGTAGAAGTCAGTTTGCGCCGCGCGCTGGCGGTCGTTAAATCAATCACATGCAAGAAATAGCCGACCGCATTGCGACCTGGCGCGAGCACCCCGCAACCATGGTGCGCGAGTTGTTCAAGGTCGAGCCCGACGCATGGCAAGAGGAAGCCCTAGAAGCCTTCCCGCGCAATCAGCGATTGGCCATGACCGCGTGCAAAGGGCCGGGAAAAACGGCCCTATTGGCATGGTTAAGCTGGAACTTCATGTTGACCAGACCTCACCCGAAATGTGCGGCCACATCAATCTCCGGCCAGAACCTTGCGGATAACTTTTGGGCCGAAACCGCCAAATGGATGAACAAAAGCGAATTTCTCAAGAAAAAGTTTAGTTGGACAAAAACGCGCATATTCGCAAACGAGCACCCCGAGACATGGTTTATGTCCGCGCGCACCTGGCCTCAATCCGCCGACAAAGACAAGCAAGCCGAAACGCTGGCCGGGCTCCATGCTGATTACATCCTGTTCATCCTCGACGAATCAGGCGGGATTCCAGATGCGGTCATGGTCGCCGCCGAAGCGGCACTCTCTAGTTGCATCGAGGGTCACATTGTCCAAGCTGGAAACCCAACCACACTGAGCGGCCCGCTGTACCGCGCCAACACGAGCGAGCGCAAACTCTGGTACATGATCCACATTACCGGCGATCCAGACGACCCGAAGCGCAGCCCAAGAATTTCGATTCAATGGGCGCGCGAAATGATGGAGAAATGGGGCCGCGATCACAGCTATGTGCTGGTCAATGTGTTTGGCTTATTTCCGCCGGCAAGTTTCAACGCTTTGATAGGTGCCGACGAAGTGGATGCCGCCATGAAGCGGTATTACCGAGAGCACGAAATTGGCACATCATCGACAATTCTTGGCGTAGACGTGGCGCTTTACGGGGACGATGCGAGTTCGATCGCCCGCCGCCAAGGACTGCAAGGCTTTCCATTCACAACGCACCGCAACGTGAATTCCACCCAAGGTGCAGCAATCGTTAATAGAATATGGGGGGAAGTTAACGCCGATGCCGTCTTTATCGACGCCACTGGCGGATTTGGTGCAGGATGGCTCGACCAACTGCATAATCTTGGCCGTGCGCCGATTGGCGTCCAATTTGCCGGAAAACCGCACGATCCAAGCGCCTACCAGAACAAACGTGCAGAAATGTATTTTGATATGATTAACTGGATTCGGCACGGCGGCGCGCTGCCGCAAAGCCGAATGCTCAAGGAAGCCTTGATAAACACAACCTATACCGCACCAAAAGGGCTGTTAATCCTAGAGCCAAAGGAATTTGTGAAATCAAAAATAGGTGGCTCCCCCGACGAAGCCGATTCTCTCGCCATGACCTTCGCCGAGCCCGTCACCCCCAAAGCCCGGCAGCGAATAATTCACAGGGATACGACGTTCCGCCCATTTGCAGACCTCGACAAACAAGCCGAACAGAACTACGGTCAAGGCGGATATAACCCGTTTCAGGGGTCGTAAACTATGTCGGCAGATCAACGCTTGCTTGTGATCGGGCTGTATATCAACAGCGCCCTATATCTGAGCGGCGTTTATTGGGCTGGCCTGATTTATCACAATAACTTCGCGTGGAAAATGGCGCTTGCGTCGGCGGGAATGAGCTATGTTGCCTATCTGTTGCAACTGGCTTTGGCGCCGCGCTGGCTGCTAATCGCAGCGGTTACGGCTTCAATATCTGTTGGCACAATAGCCGGCACGGCGTTGCTACCGTCATAAACTTTTGCAGGAATCACGCGCATGAGCTTCCTCGCCCCAAACATGCCAGCCGCGCCAGCGCCGCCTCCGCCGCCACCCAATCCGCCAACCCAGGCAAGCGGCATGGTGCAGGACAGCCAGGCGGCGGCGCGCGCGGCCGCTGCCGCAGCGGCGGGCGGCGCGGGGTTTAACAATACGGTGAAGTCGAGTCCCGAGGGTGCATCCGCGCCTGGTACGGCGACCAAGACAGCGTTTGGGCAATAATCTATGACTAGCGTTACTGTCTGCCAGCGCGACGACTTCGCTATCAAGGTCGATAGTCTGGATTGTATGGAATGGCTGTCGATAGTTGCCGACGAGACGCAAGAAAGCATCAATGCGGATATAGTCGGTATTCAACAGCGGTTCATGGATTTTCTAATGTTCGGTGCGTGTGTGATTCCAGTTACCAGCGCACAACCGGACACACCTAATGCTCGCGGCTGACTCCGCCCCTTACGAACAGATGTCGCCGACGCTGCTTGCAAAGCAGCCGCCAACGCCGCGCAAGGATGAAAAAGCCGAATCGCAAGATTGGCAGACCATTTATGCGCATCTGGAATCGAGCCTGGCCTCGATGCGGTCATGGCGCTGGTCGTGGTGGACGTTTTGGGCCGTACTAGCAGCATTCTTTTTGCCGTATCGTTATACTTGGCTGCAAACAGCCAATCGCATGTGGCGCGGGTCTAATCTCAATCAGCAGATTATCAATTCGCATGGACTGTTGGCGGTGCGCACCTGCGCCGCAGGCATGTGGACCGGGTTGTGCTCGCCATCGCGGCCATGGTTCAAATTAGGCATTGGCCTGCCGTGGGTCGATCTCGATGCCGACGGCAAATCTTGGCTCAAGGACACCGAGGAAAAAATCTACACGGTTTTAGCCCAATCCAATTTCTACACCAGTATGGCACAAGCATTCCGCGATGAAACCGTATTCGGTACGGCACCAATTTTAATATATGAGGACCAAGAGGACGTGGCGCGATTTTACGTGACCTCCGCCGGCGAATATTATCTGGCCAACGGTGGCCGAAATTCGACCGTTAAATTATACCGCGAGTTTACGTTCACGGTTCTGCAAATTGTCGATATGTTTTTGCTGGAAAATTGCCCGCGCCAAGTACAGTTGTTATGGCAAGCTGGCACCTACGACACGGAATTCGTAGTGGCGCACGCCATCGAGCCTAACTTCGACATTGCGCGCCGCGGCACCAACGCAGGCAAAATCCGAGTCGTGCCGTCCAATTTTGCGTTCCGCGAAGTCTACTGGCTTAAAGGAATTAAAACAGCCCAAGCATTGTCCCGCCGCGGCTTCCACGACATGCCATTTATGGCGCTGAAATGGGCGACGGTTTCCAATGATGCCTATGGCCGCGGGCCGTGCATGGACGCCATCGGCGACAACAAACAAATCCAGCAAGAGGACTTGCGCAAGGCCGAATTCATCGAAAAGGGCGTGCGACCGCCCATGGGTGCCGACCCCGAGCTGAAAAATGAACCCGCCTCGATCATGCCGGCGATGATTACCTACATGAACACGGCAGGCCAGAAAAAAGGCTTCTGGCCGCTGTTCGAGGTCAATCCACAATGGCTCGCCGCCTTGACCGCAGACATCAGCAAGGTCGAGCAGCGCATCGATCACTGCCTATTCGTCGATCTGTTCATGGCCATTTCCAAGATGGAAGGCGTGCAACCGCGCAATGAACTGGAACTGACCAAGCGCGATCTTGAGCGCTTGCAGGAACTAGGGCCGGTTATCAACCTGGCCGAAAAGGAACTGGATATTTGCATCCAGCGGGTTTTGAGCATCCTACAGCGCCGCACCACGCGCGATGCCACGGGAAAAGTCGTGCCGATGCTCAAGCCGAAGCCGCAATCGCTGGCTAACGTGCCTCTGAAAATTACCTACGTTTCGATTTTGAAACTGGCCCAACGAAGTGCCGAATCAGTGGCGATGAAAGACACGTTTGCGACAGCCGGCTCGCTATCGAGTGCTGCCAAAGCCGCCGGCGTGCCGGATCCCATTCGCGTCATCAATCTCGACAAGGCCATGCGGCATTACGCTGACATCAATAATTTCCCGACCGACTCGATGTTCACCGACGACGAAGTGAAACAGCACGACGCCATCCGGCAGCAGGAAATGGCCAAAGCCAAGACGGATGCGCAGGCGCCCGGCGCCGCGATGGCCGCTGTCAATGCGGCCAAGACCTTGAGTGATACTCAGTTGCCCGGCGGCAATTCTGCGCTAGGCGCAATGCTAGGCCAACAAGGTGGTGCCGCGTGATAATCAACTGGATGCTAGGTTGGGTCTGTGTGGCACTTGCTTTCGGGTTTTACGGAATTGCGACAGCACAAGAAGGCGAATAGAACTCCTGCCATGATGAAAATTATCTGCGGCTGTTTTGATAACTCGCCAGTATGGCTAAACGAGGCTGCATAACCATAAATGGTTATATCCATAGCATCAGGTAAACCGTGGTACGACCTCTCGATCTTGGGGCCATATTCGATTCCGATTACCGGACTCACGACTGTTTCACAGCAAGTTCTGGCAGCCGATAATGCGCGTACTGGAATTTTCTTTCACAACCCCGGCACGCAAAACAAACGAATCATGCCTCTCGGCGCTGCACTGGCTGGTGGTTCTGGCGGTATATTGATTTATCCCCAATCCGATTTTGTCTTGCTCAAGCGCGACAGCTCGCAGTGGAACGTCAACTGTGCGTGGATTGCGGTGACGGATAATAATAGTGATGGTTCACTAACCATTCTAAACTTTACGCCGAACACGCCGGGGGCCGCAGAAGTGCAACCCACTATGCGAGTGCAACAACAAATTCCGGTTGCATCGCCCGTCGGCTTCCCGACGACCAATCTCGCTACAGGATCAATACCAATTTTGGTGGCCGATCCGAATCGAAATGGTGTAATATTCTGTAATCCCGGCACTGTCGCCGCCGCTGTTTGCCCGTCCAATATTGCGGCGTCGATCGGTGCCGGCTCAATTGTGATTCTACCCGGTGCGACGAAAGAAATCATCGGCAACGATTTAGTGAAGGTGAATTGTGCGTGGAACGGAATCTCTCAAAGCGGAAGTGGTAACGCACTCACAGCACTGGGGTTGTATGGATGAAAAATATTATCGTCACAGTGTTGACGTTGCTAATTGCAAGCCCTGCACTAGCACAAAATAATACATGCCCAACGGCACCTTTCGGTACTAACAACAACCAATGCGCCTCGACCCAATTTGTCCAGCAAGCGACAAGCGGTATTTCACTTGTTTTGCCGCAAGGACAAATTTTTGTCGGCAACCCTTCTAATATAGCCGCACCTGTTACGATGAGCGGCGAAGGCAGCATAAATTCTAGCGGGGTGTTAACCGTTGCAGCCCCAGCCGGAACGCTTACGGGGGGCACCTTGGCTCCTAATGTTTTGGCTTCATCAATTACATCCACTGGCACACTCACGGGTGGTGCTACCGGGACAGGATTTACCGTCGCGCTCGGCGCATCGACGGTCACTGGCGCACTGGGAGTTGCGAATGGGGGTATTGGGGCAACAACTCTGGGAGCAGGGCTGCCTTTGTTCGGCAATGGAACGTCGCCGTTATCTAGTGGCGCCCTGACCGGAACCGGGACAAAGCTTGCAACAGCGACATTTAATAGCTCCAATAATGGCAGCTGTATTCAGGTGGACGCCAGTGGCAACGCAGTTGCGACAGGCGCAAGCTGCGCAGCAGGCGGGACCGGGGCGCCAGGAGCGCCCAGTACGTCAATTCAATTTAACAATGCGGGCGCTTTTGCCGGTTCTGCCAACCTAGAATGGAACGACTCGACCAAAGTAATGACGCTGACTGGCGGCACTTGGGATGGCGGCAACTTCATCCAAGCGCCTGTTGGTTTCAATAACCTCATGGGTTGGTCAAATCTGGCTTTCTCCAATGCATCCGGAACCACAATGAACTTAGGCAATGGAACCCCGCCTGATAGAAGTGGCCAATTAAATCTCGGTACGATTGATGCCAACGTGGCGATAAACCTTCCTGACGGCGGCCAGTTTAATCCAGTTGGTACAATTAACGACAGCTTCAACGGGGTGTTCTTTCGATCATCCAACGCCGGGCAGGCCGCCCCGTCTACTTTTTTCGGCGGCTCAGGAGCTATCTGGGTCGGTAATAATAACGGAATTGGCGGCCTTAACTTTCAAGGACAATCCGCCACGGCGGCGACAGCTTGCTATGGCGGCGCTGGCGGCTCGTCGGACTGCGCGCAATGGGGGATGAACTTTCTAAACGAGTTAGGTTGGCAGCTTTGGGGACAGCAACAGTCAGCAACCGACAATCAGAACTTAATCGTCGGCCAATTACGAGCGACTTATAATTCAATTCTTGACAGCAGCTCATTCACTCACGGCATGGCGAGCTTTTACAACACAGACCTTGTAGTGTCTGGTAGTGTAGCAACTTTAGGGTCGATCACGGCGGGCTCGGGCTATACACCGGGAACGTACAAAGTCATTCTAAGCGCCTCAGGGGCCGGGCAATACACACAGCAGGTATGGGCGACTGTCGTAGTCGGGGGCGGTGGCGGTGTATCCTCGGTCACGATCCTTCCGCCGGATCAATTCGGCAACTCGCAAGTCACCGGCTATGGCATTGGATTTCACAAGGGCGACGTTCTTACAACCGCAAGCTTACCTGCCGGGAGTGGTTTTTCTGTTCCAGTCGCAACCATCATCGCGGCTAATGGCGGAACCGGGGGCAGCGACGGTTTGGCTGCGCCTCAGTATAGAGGCCAGCTGCCTGGCTATGCGACAATCTGGGGTCTTGGGCCTAACTCGTCAGACCCGTTCGATACCGCAACGGTCCGCCTCGGTACATCAGACGATGGCGGGGCCGCTTGGTATAATTCAACCCCGCTGAGTTTGGCCATCGGCGGATCGCTGTTGCTCGGCACCGAAACTGGCACTGCACACTACCCAAGTGCGCCAGATGGAAACTTGCAGTGCGATGTGGGCCTCGCCAGCAATTCCGGCACGGCTGCGTTTACTGTTTGCCGCCCTGTTGCGACGTTCAGTGCCATTGGTTCAGGGTCGGCAGCCGGCTCCGGGTATACCAACGGTAGCTATACTGGCGTTGTGATGACGATCGATTGGGGGCGCGGCTCGACTTGTACGGGCGTCACCGCCGACATTGTGGTTTCTGGTGGGGCAGTTACATCATACACGCTCAACCACCCCGGCACAGGATGCGCTGTCGGTGATCGGCTGCTGCCAGAGACGGCAACTATTGGCGCTGGTACTGGTGGCTACGCCACGGTCGCATCGCTTTCAACAACACCGGCTCCCGTAAGCGCCAGCTATATTCTTCTAGCTCCTGTTGCGATCAGCGCACTGCCGACCTGCAACTCAGGATTTAAAGGTGCCCGGGCTGTCGTAAACAACGCCTCGGCGCCGACATATCTTGCAACATTCTCTGGGACCGGGAGCGTTGTGAGCGGGGCGCTTTGTAATGGCGCGGCCTGGGTATCGGGATAAAATAACGGGAGAGAAATGATGATCAAAACCATCCGATGTTGTTTAGTTATTCTCTCCATCGCGGCTATTGGCACCTACGCGAACGCGCAAGTGCCAGGTGGTGGCGTAGGTCAGCAAGGATCTGTCAATTCAAACGACTGCGCGGCTTGGGCAGGCCCTGGCATTATCAAGGACGCGGGAACAGGGTGCAACGGGGCAACAGCCGCTAACCCAACCGCAACAGCCGGTCCATCCGCCGTTAACGGCACCGCCACGACATTCCTGAGGAGCGACGGTGCCCCAGCCATTCAAAAGGCATCGAGCAGCGTATTCGGCATAGTGGAAGTCGATAACTCGACCATCACTGCAAGCGCTGGTGTTATATCGGCGGCGGCACCAGCGATCAGTTCAGTCACCGGATTGGGTACTGGCATTGCCACCGCACTGGGCGTCAATGTTGGAACGGCTGGTTCTCCAGTCGTAAATGGTGGTGCATTAGGATCACCATCATCTGCCGGAACGATACCAGCCTTCACGTTGGGCGGAACGATAAGCGGCGGCGCACATCAAATTAACAACGTGGTCATCGGGGCGTCCACGCCGCTCGCCGGATCGTTCACCACGCTCGCCGCTTCGACTTCGCTTGCAGTTGCCTCCGGCTCGTTGGCGAATAGCCAAGTCTTATCTGCTTTGGGGCAAAGCTACCTCTACACCACGAACAATATTGGGACGTATTTTACCGGATCAGCGTTGAATGTTGGAGGAAACGCCTTTTTCTCGACGGTCAATAACAATCAAAACGTTGGTTTGGTTATTGGCGGCCTGTCAAACGGGCCAATGTCTATTGCTGGAAATGCGGTTCCGGTTGGGGGAAATTGGACCTACATCAACAATAGTCAGGGGGCGTTGGCCCTGACATTTAGCGCGGCAACGCAAGAAATGAGTTTGATGTCCACGCCGACAACCGGAAGCGTCGGCGGAACGATTTCGTTCACGCTGAGTGACCAAATCGGACCGGCTGGATGGACAACAAGTTCTTATCCAGCACTCAGAGGTCAGGACACGATTCAGACCGGCACTTACTGGGCGCAGAATATTGCTGGTGTTTACAGTAAAACCTGCACCATCAATGCGGCTAACGTGGCCGGCGGCATCACCATCACCATTACCGGAGGCATTGTTACGGCAACTTCTGGATGCTGAATTGCAGCAGTTGCATTAGGCCAAGCAAGTAGCGGCGTCTGAGGCACCAATGGTGTCGTTATATTCTCTTATCCTTCATAAAAACCCAAGGAGTAAAGCGATGAAAGTCTATCCTCTCGCACTCGCGTTAAGTCTGGCTTTGTTGATGCCGTCCTACGCGCAGCAGACATCGCCAGAAACCCAACAGGCCGTTGCTAACAAACTAATGTCGGAGATAAACGCCGGCATTCAATGTAGCGCGTCCATTATTACATTACGCCGCGAACTTGAAACGGCACAGGCGCAAATCAAAAGCTTTACGGAAAAAGTACCTGAAACGGGTAATTCCCAAAAGTCAGTTTCACCAAAATGAGTGAATTAACGCTCCTTGCGGCACAGCCTTTGCGCAACTCCAAGCCCGAAAAGGAGTGGCTATCGCGCAAAGAAGCCGCGCTGTATCTCGACCGGATAGGATGCCCAATGACGGCGCGCAATCTGGAAAAGAAAGCGGCCAACAACAACGCTGGCAAGGGACCGCCATTCTCGCGTGTCGGATGGAAAGCCGTGCGCTATAAACGGATTGATTTGGATGTTTGGGCTAAGGCCCAAACAGTTCGGATTGCTTGAAATCAAACTATTGCCCATGACTACCCTATATTGCCTTTGATTGCCCCATGCACAGGCCGCCTCTTGTTCGAATAAGGTAAATCACGGCACCTAATCGGCCATGGGTGCGCTTACCGAAATCGAAATCTTTGACTGTCTAGTGACCAATTTTCGGCTTGCCGCCGAAGATGCCGATGCCTTGGCCGTGCTGCCGTTCAAGGGCGAATGCTACGACCGTTTCCGCCGCGAGCTACAATTGATCGAAGGCGCTTGCCGCCAGGCCTCCGCATGGCGCGAGGACACCCGCTGGCTTCCGATCGGTTTGATGATTGCGGAAGTCCATACCCGCGCCGGCGATTGGCTACGCGGCATTAAAATGCCGGACGGCACCCGTGTAAAAGTCGCCAACGGCCAACTGCACCCGCTATTCGTTAAACTGGCCGAGAACCTGCGCAATCTGCACGCCGCGGCGGTTCGCACCCGCGATGCCGCCACGGGTAAACGCGGCGCGATATTACCGGCCATGCAAAAAGCCCCGCACCGCGACACGGTACCCGTAGGCTGGACGCCATCGATTGTGCCGCAAGTCCCCGGGCGTAGTCTCATTGTTCCCCCTGGCTCATTGATGCAATGAATGATGAATCTCCCGACACCAGCGAAGGCGACGAGCCGCAGGACAGCGCAGCACCCGCGCCAGAAGCTGTCAATTCGCGCAAGCACGAGCGCAAGGAATCCCGCATACGGCGCGAGGCTCAAGAAGCCGATCAATTCTGGAAAGCCGTCTTTGAATCCGAAGTTGGCCGCCGCGAAATGTGGCGGCTCATTGCCGGTGCCGACGGCGCCCATGCGTTTGAAACACGTTTCCCTGTCGGGCCTTCCGGCGTTCCAGATCCAAACGCAGCGTGGCACGCCAAGGGCGAACAGGATTTTGGCTTGCGGCTTTATCACGCTGGCCTCAAGCGCAATCCGCAATCGATCGCGCTTATGCACCAAGAGAACGACCATCGATTCGCAGAACCCATACGCCGTAAAACAGGTGAGTAATGGTTGACGCTGTAAAACCCGACGACGCAACAAACGCTGGCGCGGCGGCCCATAACCCAACCGCACAGCCCGGTCCGGCGACGGTGACGGCCACGGATGGTGGCCCAGCCGCCGCCGGGGCACTGGCACAGCCGGAATTAGCGCTTGTTGCCGATGCAGCCGCGAAGCCCGCAGCGGAACCGGCGAAGGCCGTAGAAGCCGCCGCCGACGCGCCCAAGCTCGACAAGACGTTGCTGGAAAAGTTCGACGAGGAAAAAGCGGCCAAAGCCGCCGAGGATGCCAAGAAAGCCGCGCCAGCCGAAGCCAAAAAAGACGACAAAAAGGCCGAGTCCAAAGGCGAAGAAAAGCCGGGTGACAAGCCCAAAGAAGAAGCAAAAAAAGACGAAGCCAATCCGGATGACGCCAAAGCGGACGACAAAAAACCCGACGAGGTAAAGCCCGAGCCCGTCGCCTACGAATATACATTACCCGACACGCTCAAGATGGATGACGCCACCAAAGCGGAAGTCCATACCGCATTTGATGCCTTCCGTGCCGATCCGGTCAAGGGAGCGCAAGCGCTAATCGATCTGCACGCCAAGACCATGACCGAATACGCCACCAATCTGGCGTCCGAATCGCTCAAAAACCAATTCAAGGTGTTCAACGAAACCTGCCGCAATTGGGAAAAGCAGGTTTTGGCCGATCCTGAATTGGGCGGGGCTGGACACGAAACGGCTATGGGTGCGGTAGCGCGGGCGCGCGATTTGACCATTTCCTCGGCCAAGCCCGGCACACCGCGCTACGAAGCCGAGCGCAAAGAATTCGACGATTTCCTGCGCACGACCGGCGCAGGTTCGCACCCCGCCTTCATGCGTATGCTGCACAACGCAGCGCGCTACATCGACGAGCCGCAGGCAAGCAACCAACCGCTTTCGGAAATTAAACCGCCAAAGGGCAACGGCAAAGCCCCCGGCAGCCGAATGTACGACCACCCATCCTCGCAAAAAGTTGCGCGGGCATAACCCACGGAGAATGAATTATGGCAACCGGAGCCTGGCCAACTTTAGTCGATGTTGCGTCCCGCATGGATCCCGAGGGCAAAATGCCCGAGATCTCCGAAATGCTGTCGCAGCAAAACGACTACACGGACGACGCGCCGTGGGTCGAGGCGAACGAACACACCGGCCACGAATTTGTGTTCCGCACGTCGATCCCGGCCGGCTCCTGGCGCTCGTACAATATGGGCGTGCCCTATGCCAAATCGACGACGGCGAAAGCCCGCGTCGGCCTCGGCATGCTGGAAGATTACAGCCAGGTCGATCGCGCGCTTGGCGAACATTCCGGCGACTTGCTGCGGTTTCGTCGGTCGGAAGATGTCGCCTTCCTTGAAGGCATGTCGCAGACCATCGCGCAAACGTTCATCTACGGCAATACGACTGTCACCCCGAACGAATTCATGGGGCTGGCGCCGTTCTACAACACACTTTCGACCGCCAATGCGCAGAACGCGGCCAACGTCTTGAATGGCAGTGGCACCGGATCGAGCAACACTTCGCTGTGGCTGATCGGCTGGTCGCCGCAGTCGTTTTTCCTGACCTTCCCGCGCGGCTCCAAAGCAGGCCTCGACATGGAGGACAAGGGCGACGTAACCCCCGGCTTTGACTCGCTCGGCAACCGTTTCGAGGCCTATACCTCATGGTTCCGCCAGCAAGTCGCCCTGGTGCCGAAAGACTGGCGCTATGGCGTGCGTGTCGCCAACGTGGACACCACCAATGCCGGCTTGGCGGGCCCCAACGCACTCGACATTTTCGCCACCATGGCGGAAACCCTGCTGCTGTTCCCCAAGCTGACGCGCTCGACTTCCGGCATCACCAAGACCGACGCGCCGGACGACGATTTCGGCGTCCATCCCGTCTATTACTGCAACCGCACTATGCGGCACTGGATGGACGTGCAGGCCATGCGCGATCGCAACGTCTTGCTGCGCATCGAGGACTATGCCGGCATGCCGATCATGGGATTCCGCGAAATTCCGATCAAGATCATCGACCAGATCACTAACACGGAATCCACCATCACCTGATAGGCGGTCGCGTCACACCTCGCGCGAAACAACGGAGCAAACGATATGATTAACGACGCACTGCTTTCTCTCGTCCCGGTTGGATCCAACACGCCGATCCTTGGCGCCGCGGTCCGCTCGAATATCTACGACATCCTCGGCACCGGCGTAGGCACGCCGCCGTCCAGCATCATTGGAACGCCGACGTTGTTTGGTTCCGACCTGGGTATCGGCGGTAAACGTCCGATGCTTGAAGTCCTGCTCGGCGCTGCGGCCTTCGCGGGCGGCACGAGCCTCAACGTCGCGTTCCAGGCGGCGGTCGATACCGCCGGTACGCACGCCGCGGGTGCCTGGAATACGCTGGTCGAAACAGGCGCGATCCTGACGGCCAACCTCACTGGTGCCCAGGTTATCGCCCGCTTCGACTGGCCGCCCGCTTTCCCGGCTGGCTTGAATGCCCGCTATCTGTCGCTGCTGTTTACCCCGGTTGGCACTTTCTCGGCTGGTGTAATCAACGCGGCAATCGTCACGATGGTTCGCGACGATCAAGCGAATAAATACGCGGCCCGCAATTACACGGTCGCT